ATTAGATGCTTTAATGGATTTAAACCAAGCAGCAGCTAAGGGAGATGAGGCAAGCCAGCGTAAGACATTTGAGCGAAACAAATTACTGCAGAAAGCTCAAGCTACCATAGCTATGGCAAGCGGAATAGTTCAGCAGTTAGCTGTACCGCAGGATCAGTTAACAGGTATGAACTTCGTAAAAGCAGCAGCAGTAGCAGCAGCAGGCATAGCTAACATAGTTAAGATTAATCAAACTCAATTTAGTGGAGGTGGCTCAGGTGGAGGTAATGGTAATCTAAATGCACCAACGGGAGGAGGAGCTAATGCACCTGCTGTAGATTTCAGCGGAGCTAATATGCAAGTTAATGCACCTGGTTCTACTGAGACCTATGTACTTGCCGGTAACGTAGCAAATGCATTAGAGGCACGCCAAAAGATAATAGACCAATCACATTTATAGAATTTTTCCACTAATAAAAAAGCAATCACATGAATGATAAATTGAAGTTAATAGAATATGGCTTAGGTGAGGAGGAGGATAACATGGGGGTATACGCTGTAAGCTTAGTATCTGAGCCTGCTATAATGGTAGACTTTGTAGCACTGTCTAAAGCTAACTTGTTATTAGCTCGCGTAGAGGATGGAGAGAAGCGCATGCTATACGGCCCTGCCTTAATTCCTAACCAACCTATAGTTAGATATGATGGTAATAACGAAAAGTATTTTATCACTTACTCTAAAGAGACTATAGAGCAAACAGCTCAGGAATTCCTAAAAAGAAACATGCACCATAACCATACTATTCAGCATGAGATGCCTGTAAATAACTTAACTGTTGTTGAATCTTGGGTAACTACAGGAGCGCACGATAAAAGTATGAACTACGGCTTTGAACTTCCTGAAGGTACCTGGATGATAGGGGTAAAAGTAGATGATGATAAGACTTGGGAAGCTGTAAAGAATGGCGAGGTTAAAGGCTTTTCTATAGAGGGATGGTTTGCGCCAATGTCTGAAACTGATGTAACTGAGAAAGACCTTGAGAAGCTATTAGCTGAATTAGCTGAGCAGCTTGAAATGAATTTGTAATTTTTTCCACTAATAAATATAACACGATGAACATGATTCAAGACATTCTAAACAAATTCACTCCGATGCTTAGTAAGCATGGGATAAAACTATCAGTAGAAGAGACTGCTGCACCGGAAGCTACACCTGTAGCAATGGCTGTAGAAGGAGCTTTAGCTGATGGTACTATGATCTACTCAAGTGCTGATGCATTTGCCGAAGGAGTAGATGTATTCGTAATGGATGCAGACGGCAATCCTACACCTCTTGCTGATGGTGAATACACAATGGATAACGGTATGACTATCGTTGTAGCAGCAGGCGTAATTGAGTCAATGGCAGAAGCTATTACTGAGGAGCCTACTGTAGAGGTAAGCATTGAGCAGGAAGTAGCTGAGACTTATAGCAAAGAGCAGGTAGAAGGATTGTTGAATAACATCATCACTGAATTCGAAGCTAAGCTTAGCGCTGCTGAGAAGCAAATCACTGAGCTAAGTAAAGCACCAGCTGCGACAACTGTTAAGCAGTCGCGCCAAGCTGCACCTCAAGCACCTTTAAACATTACAGCAATGAGCAATATCGAAGATAGAACTCGTGCTATAGTAGCAAGATACAAAAACAACTAAAAACAAAAACAAAAACAAAACAAAATGGCTGATAACTTGACCATCACCTCAACCTACGCTGGCGAATTAGCGCTACCGTACATTGCTGCAGCAGTTCTTTCAGGAGACACTATTGCAAACAACTACATTACTGTTAAAGAGAACGTAAAGTACAAAGCTGTACTTAAAATCTTGGCTTCAACAGGATTAGTTAAAGCTGCTACTTGCGACTTTGACAACTCTACTTCTACCTTAGCTTTAACTGAGAAGGTATTAACGGTTACTGACCTTATGGTTAATATCCAACTTTGCAAAGCAGAATTTACAAAAGATTGGGAAGCGGCTCAAACAGGTCGTGGCTTTATCAATGATGTAGTTCCTGCTAACTTCTCTGACTTTTTGATTTCTCACTTGGCTGCTAAGGTTGCACAAGAGATTGAATGTAACATTTGGAAAGGTAACTGGCCTTCTTCAGGATTCACAGGATTCAACGGTTTACAATACTTAATCGATGCCGGTAAAGGTGGTACACCTGATGTTGACTTCGCTGCTTCTTTGGATGCTACTAACGTAATTGCTAAATTGCAATTGTGTACAGATGCATTGCCTGCTACATTGGTAGGAAGCCCTGACCTTAAGATCTACGTTAACCGTAAGACTGCACAGTTATACCGTCAAGCTTTGGCTACTGCAGGATACCTTCAGACTTTCCAAGGTACTGCACAATTCCCATTGACCTTCAACGGGTATGATGTGTATGTTTGCCCAGGTATCTCTGATTCAGTAGTTATCTTAGCTACACCTGAGAACTTAGTGTTCGGAACTGATTTGAATTCAGATTTCAACGAGGTGAAAGTAGTAGATATGAGCTTTACTGATGCATCTGACAACGTGAGAATGGCTATGCGCTTCCGCGCTGGAGTTCAGTACGCTGTACTTGGTGATATCGTTATCGGATTTGATAACTAAATAATACTCCTTTGTTAAAAGAGTGGGTTAGCTAATAGCTGCCCATTCTTTGCAAAGAATATTTTAACTAATAAAAAAAATAACTATGAGCTGTCTAACTACCGCTGGCATATTGATCGCATGTAAAGAGGCGATTGGAGGCATAAAAGCCTTATACTTAGGAGATTACGCTACATTCTCAAACACTGCTACTATTAACGGAGGAACTAACTTAGTTACTGCTCTACCTACAGGAGATGTTTATGAATTTCAATTACCTAAGCACACAGGATCATTCACAGAAGAGGCTGCTATCAGCATTGAGAATGGCACTGTATATTACACACAAACTGTTGTAGCTATGTTTCATGGCATGACTGCTGCACGTTCACTTGAGCTTCAAAACATCTCTAAAGGTCGTAACGTATTATTCGTACAGGATAACAACGATAACATTTGGATGTGTGGCTACAAAGATGGGGTAGAGGTTACTGCCTTTACTACAGCTTCAGGAACAGCTAAGGGAGATATGAGTGGCTATACTATTACCTTCACAGGCGAAGAGAAAGATAAGGCATACTTGTTAGATCAGGATGCAGGAGATACTCCATTCCAAGACTTTGCTACAGTTACTGTAGTACCAGCTTCATTGTAAGTAAAATTGTGCTATATTTAAAGCATGATTTACTTACTTAAAAATACAGCAGCACAGCTCCTCTACCTTAGTCTTAAGGAAGGGGAGCTTTTGCTTGCTAATACCTATACGCATTACCTGCTTGAGTTAACTAACGAGCAGACACTTGAGAAGCTTTACGCTATCCCTATTCAGATAGCTCAGAATGATAGGTATACTACCATTCAGATTGGCACCAATGCCAACACACCAACAGCTGCGAGCCTACTAATTAACTACCCAGCACGATTCAGCTACGTAGTTTATGGGCAGAATAGCAGCACTAACTTAGATCCTACAGATGCTGTTGTGGAAGGGGTAATCCAAATGGGTTATTTAATAGTAGAAGATTTAACTACTCCCCGATTTACAGAGCCTAACCTAACCATAGATTCAGACATTGCATACAATGGATAAAATAAAACACGCGGCACCTATGTTAGTTAATCTTGGCGCAGCAATGCCTCAGGAAGCTAACGAGAAAGAGACACCAAAGGGATGGGTAACATTAGGTGAGGCAAATTCCTTTCCTAATTATTTAATAGATTTATATTACAGCTCACCGGTGCACTCTGCTCTTACTATGAGCATAGCTTTCATGATTGCAGGCAAAGAGATTAAAAGTAATAATCCTGCAGCACAAAGAGAGATAGATAGACTTAAACTAAATAGCATTAGACGGCCTGTAGCATTAGATGCTAAGATGCAAGGTGGCTATTACTTAGAGATTATTTGGAGCGTAGATAGAAATAGCATAGCTAAAATTAACGAGCTGCCTTATGAGAATTGCCGTTTGGCCGTTGCTAATGATGAAGATGTTATACCTGGCATTTATTATTCTAAAGATTGGAATGATATGCGTAAGAAGAAGAACATCCCTGTATTTATCCCGATGTACAATCCTACTTCAAAAGCAGATGAGCCTTCTCAGGTCCTATTTATTGGAGTGATGACACCAGGTAGCGCATACTATCCTAAGCCTGATTACTATTCTGCTATCAATTACATAGAAATTACAAGAGAGATAAGCGAATTTTATAGAGCTTTCTTAAGTAATGGTATGGCACCTTCTTACATGCTGCACTTTAACAATGGCATCCCTGATCCTGAGGAGCAATTAGCTATCAGAAGGAACTGGGAGACTATGGTAGGTGCGAGAAAAGCAGGTAAGGTAGTATTTACTTTTAATGAATCATCAGATAGAGCACCTCGTTTAGACTTAGTGCCTATGACTGATGCAGATAAGCAGTGGCAAGAGTTAAGCACTCAGTCAAGAGAGAACATCTTAGCAGCTCACCGAGTTACTTCACCTCTACTTTTTGGTATTAGAGATGCAGGAGGATTAGGCAGTAA